CTACAATGGAAACAGTTCTTTAGGAGCAGCAATACTATAAGGGAAATCAGCACTATTCCAACGGGCTGAAACCATCATGTACCTATCACCTTCCAAGTCCTCTTCAGAAGCTATACGGCAAAAGAAATCAATCGTAGCAACTTCCAAATCCTTACCTGCTGGTATGTACATCTTGTTATCATGAAACATGAACCCTATACCATATTCTTTTGACTTCAGAAGCTTATTATAAAACGCTAAATTCACGTCTACACCTTTGTGTCTAAAAGGTATATTATACGTCTTGTTACTGAATTCTGTCTGTGTTCGACCAATACCCGGCACACTGTTTTCAGTAGCTTCAGGGAAGTTACCGGTAACAGGGTTAATGATAACAATATCCTTTGCGGTAATACCCGTTTCCCAGGTGGTTTCATCATCTGTCAAAGCCGTAATATCAAACCCCTTTTTAATAAGGGCTACCCCAATAATCCTTGAATTTTCCTTTACCCCTGGGTCTGTGGTAAAGTCCGCTAAAGCGGCTGAATCGTCATAAGCTGTAATTGCCATGGTAATTATAATTTAAATTGAACATATGTTTCTAAATATTGCCTAAAGTGTAAATTTCCTCCATATTAGCCAATAAGGCTGCATAAACCTTTTGAGCTAAAGTAGTCCCGGGGAACGCTTCAGCGGGTAAGCTTTGCCAATATTCTAATTGTGTAATAGACCCTTCAGGGTAATTGCCCGCTTCATCAGGGTACACAAACACCCCCGTTTCAGGTACTACACGGCTACCCCTGGTTGTACTTGACCAAATACGGGTCTTAAACATTTCTATATCATTTGCCTTTTGAGACAAAGACAAATTAGGATCATTTTGAATAACCTCCAATAATGGTTGGTCAAACTCGCCATTTTCATCTTTTGTCCAAAATTCCAATCTAATAAAAGCCCTCATTTCCAAGTCTGAATCAATTTCTAGCTTATGATGAGCAATTCTAATTAAGTAATCAGAATGCCTGTGCTGGATGGTATCATTGAAATATAAACCGTTCATTTCTTTATAATTAGGGGTTGTAAATAGCTTTTCGATTGCGTACAATATTTCTTTTATTCGTCAATTTCCTATCAGGAAAAAAAAATACTTCATGCATTCTACCCCTGTATAACTCCCCTGTGTTAGCCCTTGCCCCTAATTGATTTAACTTCCAACTTGGCAGGGTGGAAACAGAAAAACTTGTAGGGCTAGAATTCACGTATTCATCAAATATAAAACTCTCTTCAGTTATCGTATTAATGTCAAATCCAATTATTTTTTTTGGACTTGGAGTATTAAAAACATTAAATGGGGCTTCTGTACCTCCTAAATCCATTTGGTTTTCAGTTGTTAGTCTAAATTGATGGTTAATTGATTGATTAGATAGTACTTGCTGGATTATAGATTCATCAATCCTGTCAATTACAGCCATAAATAAACTTCCATTTGCTGTTATAGTTTCAATCATAGAATCAAACATCAATCTTTTTTGCGCACCGCCTTCAAAATCAATTGAGGGATGACCTTCAAGCCCAGGTATAAAACCATTGTCCCAAATTAAAGGCTCTCTAAAAAGTGCAGGTGCTACAGCGTTATTGTTTCCAGCTTGGTTGTAGTAAGTGTTAAGCCGCCCTATACCTGACCCTAAAAAAGAAGTTAAAATTGATTCATTTACTTTGCCCGACAGATCAAACCCCACTTCAAGTAAAGCTGAATCAGATTCACGCCTAACCTTCCAGCAATAACCTGTATAGGCATCATTAATTAAATATGGAGACATTATAATAGAAGCGTTTTCAAATAGAAGATTATCCCCACTATTAATCGACCCAAAAAACTGATTTACGGTCCTTATCATAGCGTATTTTGTGTTATTGTGTAATTAACTGCCTTCACATCGCCTGCACTATCCTTGTCTATAATAAACAAATATACATTACCTTCATCTGCCACATATTCACCAGATAGAAGCCGCTTAGTCACCCCACCAGGAACTGAAATAGTGGGTTCTGTACTGTCATTATGTAGTACTTTCACCATTACACTGTCATCAGCCAATGCAGTGGCAATGGTCAGGTTACCCGTGACAGGTGTACCATTCATTCCATAAGATCTAGGCTTGTCAAAGTTAATTGTGGTACCTGTGGAAGGCACGAAGGAACGCCCGTTCCAACTTCCGTAACTGTCACCCGCTGGCAAATCATCGTAAGCAGAAAGATTCAAAAGTGAATCATCCTTTACGGTGCTATTTTTAGCCCCTAGAAAATTGAAGAACAGGGTTTGAAAATATGCTGTTTTCTTTACAAACAATGTGGCTTCTGTAGTATCTGTTTGCACAAGAACAAAGTCCCCTGACTGGAAAGAAACATCATTTGACTGCACTTTTACCCTATTGCTGTCTATTATTTGGGCATTAGTGGCTATGAAATTAACAGCAACATAACCATTTAGCGGCCTTTGGCTGTTGGATGAATAATCAGAAGCCCAACCCACAAAACCTATCTTAAAATCATAGCTGGTATTTTTCAAAAGGCTTTGCCTCCATATTGGCGCGTATTTATTTTGCCTACCTGCCTGATTCTTGGTAGAATAAACAGAAGCGGGGGCATTTGGTTGGCTTGAATCTTCCCCATTAAATGGCCTATAGATGGTATGTACAGATATATGCCCACTTGTAGCAGGGTTCGGAACCGCTGGCTCCGGGTCAGCGGTTCCAGTTTCTACTAAGGGGGTATTTGCCGCCGAAACACTGATTATGTCAAATCTATTATTAGGCGTTGTGGGACTGTCAGTCAAAACCAAAGACCCTGTATAAGTCTTAATTACACCATCCCAAACCCATTTTAACCCTGTTAAGGTTGCACTTGTAGTACTGTTAATAACCAGTTCACCGGGTGTAATTATTCTATTACCGCTTTGCGGTGTAGTGGGCAAGTCTAACAAAGTTGCAAAAGGATTTTCATCACTTGGCAGGTTTGCAGCTTCCAAGGCATCTAATATATCATCACTAAGGTCTAAGCCATCAGGTAAGTTCTTTATAGCGGAAGCATCAAGCCGGTCTGCCCCTCCTAGGGTTTCTAACAAGTCCCTTATTTGTTCAGCTGACATGCTAGACCCGGCGATTGCAGAAACCAACTGACTAAAAGAAAGCTTCAAATCCTTATCCTCTGTAAAGCCTCTTATTATCAGCAAATCTTCATTTACCAATGTCCGCCCTAATGCTGTTAATTCCGGTATTGATTTATTTGCCATTACGGGTTAATTTTAAGTTTGTCATCATTGTCAAGTTTCAAGAAGCTGTCCGCACTGTCTACAGCCTGTGAAGCATCCCTATTGTTGGCTGTAAAGTCTACTTCTTCAAGCCTTATGGCTGCATTAGCTAAAGGATCAGGAAGGAAGTATTCAGGCTCCAAGCTTTCTTCTGACTGCATCGCCACACCATTAATATTAAAGGTATCATGACCCAAAGCAATACCTAACTGTGTAAGCAAGTAAGGCGGTACTTGGAATATCTCCCAATCAAGGCTATTAGTAACGTATTCATCCAGCTTAATTAGCTTTGCATCTGTTTCACGGTTCACGGTCTTTTCGCCCCCAGGGAATGACTGGTAAAGCCTGCTTTTGATCCATCTTTCATGAATGATCCCATTGCCATAAAAACAACCAAATTCATCATTATCATTAGTATAACTTACTTGCTGATAATCGCTAAGGTCTTCAGTTACTTCTACAGGTTCAGACAGGGCAAAAGTGTCTGTAAAGTCATCGTCAGAAACTTCTATTTTAAACTGAAACATTCCGTTTGCAGACATTGGCAAAACAGCTTCATACACATCATAGGGCTTTACATTATATTTACCCGACACTTCTACTTCTATGGTTCCGGTAATCGGTACCAGGTAATTCACTATCATAGCCTTGTAACCCCTCGCTTCACCTAAGCCATTTTGCACATTAGTAACCTGTACTTGCTGGCTTATCTGATCACTCACCAGGTTAATAGTATTCCCCACCTTACCGAATTCAGGAAAAGCCCTATTAGGAAACCATACCTGTAAGCCAACGATCTCAACATCATTCACAGCAAAGCCCGGAACCGAAAGCAGCTGATTAATATTAGATTCAACCTTGGTAGGGCTTATAATCACATCGGCCCCGCCTTCCATATCAATTACCCTTACCTGATTGCCTGTGAAACTGCTACCAAACTGAACAGTAACGGCATTGTCTTTTTTCACCACCTGGTAAAACTCTCTATCAATAATACCGGGGTGCCTTTCGTTCGAAAATAGCGTTTTACCCTCCTTTCTAAAGGTGACAGCTGTAGCCACCGGTAAATGAAAATAAGCTTCCCTACCAGGGGCCGGCAAGGGGTCAGGATCAGGCAAAGGGGCAGGGCTATTACACTGATCTATATTAATAGTAATCACCTCACTTGATGCATTGATCTGATAGGCTGTTTTACCTATCCGAAACCAACCCGCACCATCATAGGGCAAAAGGTCATCACTTGTATTTTCGTAAAGGGTAGACCCTATTTCAAGGTCACCATACCAATACACATAAGCAGACCCTTCAAAGGCGCAAACGTCACCCGCAACATTCCCCATTTTATCACCTCCGCTATCATCAAATCTATACAAAGCAGAACTCCTATTCGTTACCCTGCATTCTGAAGCATTCCTTTGAATCACAACTTCACCAAATGGATTAAGTTGCGTTTTTACTACCTGGTACTTGTCTGCTCCTATGCATTCATCATAAATGATGTCTCCAAATGTGTGTGTTACCCCTGAAGGAGTACCAATAGCATAAGCACCGTAAAATTCAGCGGTTACCATTTTGGTTGTGTCGTTAAAATAAATATCATACAACCGGTACCCCGTCCAGAAGTCGCCTTCTATTACCTTATCTAAGAATATTTTAGCCATTGTAATTTGCTCTTAACAGTGTAAACGTTGCTTCATTCCCTTCGCTCCTGGTTCTTTCCATTAGGTACCCATATACAGTTTCATAAGGGGTTACCACCTCTATTATTTCAAACATTTTAGCCTGTACTTCCCTATCCTGTGAAGTGGTAAGTTTCGCTTCAAATTCATATACTTCAGGAAACCAAAGAGGGTTGGTTAAGGCTTTTGATTGAATAGCCTTTCTTTCTTCCTTATACCTGTTTTCCCCTGACTTTAAGGTTTGTAAATTTGAAGCTGATTCACTGGCTGAATAACCCAGTAATCCATTCTTTTTGTAGTAGTTACTAGCTATATAATTACCGTGTCTTTCTAAGCACCTGGACAAGTGCAAATCAAGATTGTAAGCACTTGCCGGGTCTTCAATTCCAAGAACGCTTTCAAACCCTTCATTAGTCCGGCTCTTATACCCTTCAATATCTCTTACCAGGCTGATTATGAAAACATCATTATCAAACTTTTCGTCATCAGAACCGGCAAGCCTCCTTTTCTGCTCTATAGCGTACATGCTGGCAATAAATGGGTTTAATAAATCCAATTCATTTTCTATAAACAACCCAGGTATAATATAGGTGCTTTGGGTGCAAAAGTCATCAGAACTGTTGTTCACATCTGTTTCATAATTGGTGTAGCCAGCATTTACCCTGTTATGCACCAAATCCACCGCTACACGCTTCCTAAGGTTCCACACATCAGTTAGGGTTACACCTACTTTATTTTTAAAGAAATGTGCCATTTCTTCTATTACCACTTTCTCTGTACCATCAGGTAACGAAACCACGGACATACCCAAATTATATGCACATTTAAAAGCCTTTAAAAGCTTGTTTAATGTGGTTTTAACGGTTCCCGTTTTATTAGCAATTTTAGCCCCTGAAGTAATCATATTTAAAGCGGCTGCACCATCCACATTATAACCTAAATCAGTCCTGCCAAGAATAGAACTTGAAAGAATTGTCTTTCGATCTGTAACAGATTTAAGCACTTGATTAAACGCCTCAAAAGAAAGGAAACCACCCGCTTCATTGGGTTCATTATATGTTTTTGCGTTTACTGTAAATCTATCGTCATCTATGGCCGGGTAACGGGTAAATCCACGTACCCCCACCTTTGCCGTAAAGTTTCTACCACAGACCCCATAAAAATAAAAAGTATCTCCTGGATCCATAGCTATAGTACCATCAAATTCAACCAAATAAAAGCTGTAAGAAAAACCATCAACCACAGACACGTAAGAAGTAGAAACAGGTACCGGCGAATTGTCATTCAATCGGTAATAGAATTGCAGCTCATCTTCATAACCGCTACTACTATCCACAGCAAAGAATACATCAAAAACATGATTGCCGCCCTCTTCACATTTATACACTGGAAACACTTCACTTGAAGCAATGGTTACCCGCTCTTTTATCCACCCTTTCAGATCGTCTTTTGGGTATTCATCCCACCCAACCTGAAGGTGTTGACCTGATGTCATAGCAATGGTTTTTTCATTCGCCCAAATATTGCTTTGGCTTTGTACAATTAGCCTACTATGAAGCGTAGCTGTTATTTCATTTTCCACAAACACAGCATTACCACCAATACTGAAAGTAGATGAAAGTTCTATTTCAGTATTACCCCTGTTTTTGATCCGTTCCTGGATGGTATTAGGCGTAGCCATTACTTGAAGTTCTGAAGGCCCTATTTCTATTCCTTTTAGGATCAGAACCCCCGAAAAATATTGTTCATAATCCCTAATCAAAGGATTGTACTCAAATACCCTGAATGTAATATTTGCATTATAACCGGATTGGTTAAATACGTCCTGGACATATGCCTTAGCATCCTTAATGAAAACAATAGGGCTTGTGATCTCACGGGTAATGCCATAGGTGTTCATATCCCTGACAAGGCGGGTTTCTCTATCCCTCCATGACATGGGTTCATGAGCCGTTTCGTATTCGCCCCGCTCTTCACTATTAAAAATAAATCGCCAATTAGTCATAAAGCCATTCTCTTTGTTGTTTGATTACTCTTGACCTGCTCCGCTCACGTTGTGAAACGCCGTTCCTATCTATAGTAATTACCGTTTCCTTTTTATTCTTATAAGCCTTTTCAAGCCTATACAATCCTTTTAGTAAGGCCGTGTCTGTACCTGACTTGTCTTTTATCGGCGGGTTCATTACATCCCCTCGCAACTTTAATGGCACTTTGTCCAGGGCTATACCTAAAAGCTTTTCATAGGTGAAATTTTTATCTTCAATGATAGGTTTCAAGATGTCTTTAAATTTCTCCGTACCCTTTGCATGCACTACAGATTCACCCTTAGAAAGCCTAGCTGTTATTGAATCACTTGTAGAAGTCCCCGGCCCGTCAAGGTCAAATACACCGTCCTTGTATTTAGGTAGGGGCTTAGCCAGTACTACCGCCGCCTGTACGGCTGCTTGTGCTGCCACAAATGCCGAAAAAGGCAAACCAAAGGTTACCGGACTTGCTGCAATGGCTTTGGATATACCTATAGCAGCATTCAAGCCTATTTCAAACAATGAGGCAGCTTTGTCAAACTTAGCTTGCTTGACCTTTTCAGCCCTTATTTTTTCATTATATTGTTTCTCTAAGACTTCCCGCTGTTGTACATCGTCTCCAGCTAAAGCCAAGCTGGCTTCTTTTTCGGCTTCTAATTGAGCTATTCTTTCCTGTGAAGCAAAGTAATTAATATCAGCTATACCGGAAGCCACGGTTAAGGCGGTGGAAATGCCGCCTTTCATTACCTCTTCTTTGTGCCTGGCTAGGTCTTCATCAGATTTTTTTGCTTTTTCATTGGCTTCTTTATACTGATCTACAAACTTATCAAGCCCATTTTTAGCCGCTTCATTCACCTTTTCAAAAGTGGCTGTAGTGCTTTCTTCCAATCCCTCGAAAGGGTCACGGTTACCGGTATCAATGCCATTGGCAAGCATATTCACCAAAGCCAATTCTTTCTGGAGCTTTTCAATACGGGCATCTATACGGGAAACTTCAGCCACACTTCCTGCCTGTGACCGCTCTTTTTGTGCCTCGGTAATATCATGTTCTAACTTAGCAATCAAGCCAAGCCCGTTAATCCTGTCTTGTTCTGCCTGTACTTTTGCCCGCTGAACGGCCAAAGCTTCTTCAGCTTGTTTTCTGGCCTCTTCATCTGCTTCCACTTGCGCCCGTCTGGCTTTGCCTTCAGCTTCAAAGTAGGCCCGCCCCGCATCTGCCAAAGTGCTGTAGTAGTCATTTTTCCTTACTTCCACGTAAGTTTCCCAAAGCCCCTGCACTTCCTTTATATCTTCCCCTTCCTGTTCAAAGATTCTAAGGAACTCCATATAGGCTGTACTACCCTCTTCCAGTTTGGTAAAGTCTATCTTATCAATAGGTTCCAATAAATCAGAAATCAGTTTCCCGCTATTAGTCATTCCAAGGTCAAGCAAAGCCTTCTTTGTTTCAAAGCTCCAATCCTGAACGCTCTTAAACGGGTTTAGACCTTCAGCGAAGGCCCCAAAGTTTCTAAGGGTAGTTACCAAGGTGTTCAATTCTCCAATAGCATAGGAAATCACCCCGCCTGTACCGTCTCCTATTTCTTTCATTAACATTGTCCAGTTATCAGAAAGGTTAGACAGCTGACCGCCCACAGTGGCCGAAACTTCAGCCATGGCACCGGAAATGCCCGCAGCATCCCCAAGGGATAAAATATAACCCCTCATGGCTTCATCAGTCTTTTGCACTTCAGTTGTCACGCCTTTGAAGGTAAACCTCACCCGGTCACCTTCAGAACTGGCACGAATACCAAATTCTTTTAACCTCTCAAACTCTCCCGTTTGGGCATCTAAAATGGCTTCTGTTAGTTGGTCAAAGTCTTTACCCATTGAGGCGGCCAAGTCTCCCATTTGCCTAAGTTGGTCACGGGTAGGTTTGAAGCCCTGGTTAGTAAGCTTTACAAAGCTTTGGGTAAGCTCTTCTACCTGAAAGGGCGTTTTACCCGCAAAGTCGCTTATCATTTCCATTGCCCTGGTAGCATCACTTTGGGAACCAAGGGCTACCCTTAGCATGGCTTCCATTTTCTGAAACTTGGCAGTAACATTAACTACCTGATTACCCAGGGCTATAACAGCCTGAACAGAGAAAGCCGCCAACATGGCAGCCCCTACACTTTTTGCGGTTTTGTTAAGATCATCCAACCCTCCTTTGGCTTTCTTGGATGCTTCATTTGATTTCTTACCGCTGTTTTCTATAGACTTATTCATGTCGTCAATCTCTTTTTCAGACATGCCCGCCTTTCTGGCTATTTCATCCAAATACTTTTTGACCGATTCAAATGACCGGTTGTCAATATCTGCTCTTAAAGGTATATTAGCCATTTTTCTTTCGGTGTAGTTTGGTCTTTACTTCCAGCCAGCGGTAATAACTTTCTGTAGTCCCGTTGGTCATTTCCTTTGCTGCCAGTTCGTTACCCTCGCAGTACTGAAGGGTTATAAATTCATGCTCATTCAGCGTTTTGATTATGTCGCTGTGGTAAGAATCCGCTTGTAACTTTCGGCCTTCACTTGACTTTCTTTCAAAAAGGCTTCTATGTCTGGCAGTGATGCTTCGCCAATACCCTGACAGTTCTTTATGAGCGTGGCCAAAAAAAAAGTCTGATTGGGTAAACTTTTGAAATAAGCCACTTTCTTTTGGTTATAATCAAAATCAAAAGTGGTTAGGTCTTCGGTCTTATCGAAATACAAAAGGGCCGCTATCCAATAGTAAGTTTCTATAGGGGTCACATTTGCCAAAGTGTCCCTAAGCATAAACACCAACCCATTGAACTTTCCTGAATCACCACTTTCAAACGCCTTTGTAAAGGCATCTAAATAGGTGTTTAATAGGTCTTCATCCACATTCAAATCAAGCCTTTTGGTCAGGTGTAAGTAATGGATAAACCGCCCCTGTGGCATATCAGCAGGGGCGGTAAACTTATAGTAGCCCGGCAAGCCGGGTAATGGTTGGATTAGTTTTCTATTTACCTTATCAAGCGTTAAGGCTTCATAGGCAATAGGGGTAAGCCATTCAATCAGTTTAGATGCAAGTCGTTTGATCATGGCTATAGCATTGCGGTTAATATCCCTATGATTACATCAAATGCCGTCTGCTCTATGATCCCAAGGCCGCGAAGCAATGAAATTAAGATGATACCGCCCGCTATAATTTGCCCGGTTAGTTCACTGGCTTTGATCCTACCTGTACCACCTTCGGGTGATTGTATATTATCAATCACACCGCCCACCAATGGCAATTCCCTCACTGCTCCACGTAGCACCCCGCCTAAAACTTTGCCTACAGTAGTTTCATTAAATTTCTTCTTTTCCTGCATTGTCCTATTTTTAAGATTGATTGATTAAATTAAGTCGGTCTATCCACCCTCGGGTAAAAGCTTCCTGACTGCTATCATTGTCAAGGATGTTCAGATAGTGCCGCCCCTGCTGTATGTTCAGTAGGTTATAAAGGTGCCTGGCATCATTGTCATTCAGTTGGTTAATACGGCTTATAGTAATAGCACCTATTACTGCATCCACCTTTAATTTAGAGGCCGTATTGCCCCTGCATAGGTAATTAAACCCACGTTGGAGGAATGTTGCCGCTGTGGCTTTCCCCATATTTACCCCAATGTCAAAAAGCTTGTTTTTCAGTTGCTGAAAACGTAAGCTTCCTAGCTTGTTAGTCTCCCAAAAGTGTTCTTTATAGAAATCATTTACCGATCCTTGAAGCTGGCTATGCTGCTTTAGATTGCGTGGGAAATTAGATTCTTTTTTCAAGCCGTCTATAATTTCCCAGCCATTCCATTTTGCATGAAACCGCCTTGCAATGCCCTTGTAAGTTTCACCGCCTCTATCAGCAGCGTTAGCACCCGTACCGGCATGATAACCGCCTTCATGGCCCATCACTTTATTATAAGCTATTTCAAAGTCAGTCATATTATAAGTCTTCACAGGGTGGTTTCAATTTGTTTCTTTCCTCTATTCTCTTTTCCCACTTCCTTAGTGCCTTTGTTACAAAGAATCCAATCAAGGCACCCAGGGCAGCAATGATAGAGGAAGAAAGTAGGCGAATCAGCTCATTTATTAATTGTTCACTGGCTACATAGGCCGTGACGAAGCTACCTAAAGAGGCTATGGCCGTCCCTACTTTCTGTCCTAAATCAACTTGCATCTATCTATTGGTTTTGTCGTTTGCTGTTTTATTTAAAAGGTAATATCAGGGAGCTTTTACCCTCCCTGATTGGCTTAAGATGTAGCCGCCTGTACAATGGCCACCACGCCCGCTGCTCTTCTGATCCTTCCACCTACTCTAAGTAATGCACTATATACATCACCTTGATAGGTCGCATCGTCCACGTTTTCAAAGAACTTAACTTCACCAAGGGCTTTTTCTACGGCGTTTTTCTGCCAGCAAAGCACACCCGCATTATGAGTGGTTGCGCCCGCTGCACCTGGATCAACTACCACAGGGGTTGCCGCATTAGTGAAACGCAACACTTCAGCCCTTTCCATGATATTAAATCCATAAAGCTTCATGATCACCCCTTCTTTAAGGTTCACTTCACCGCCGTTTACACCATCTCGTTTGATCAAATCAGGATCATCCTGTAGTTGGCTGATCATTTCACTATCAAAGATGGCATACCTGTCTTTTTTAGAAATCTTAGCTTTGTTCATTAGTACAGAAGCTGCCTTCAGGTCAGCTTTTACAAATTTCAAGCGGTTACCTGTAGCACTTGGCAAGTGTGCCGCTACAGCTGTAGCATCAGCCCCGCCGGTGGTACGGATTATTTGCCCTGTTACAGTATCACCATTGATGGTTTTGCTAAACCAATCCCTTAACATCCAGTCTCCAGCAGTTTCATTAAGGGCTGATGATTCTTCTTCTATTACAGATTGTCGCTTATCATAAGACAATTCTACTTTGTCTGCATCCACTATATGAATTGCCCCGGTACTGTAAACATCGATAGCGTAAACTATATCACTGTCCGCTCTTTGGGTAACAGTAAGAGGCCATGAAGTATTATTTTTAGTGATGGTTGGCTTTGCCCCTACCACCGGTATATGCACAACCTTACCCTTCAATACATATTCGTCCCCATTGAATGAATAATTCATAAACGGGTTGTCACTAAATAGATTTTCTATAAAGTCACTTTGCCACATTTCCACCTGTACGGCCATAGGGAAAGCCATTTTGATTTCCTTTGGCATCACCATTCCAGCGGTGAACACCGTTCCTGCCACTGCATAGGCATTTAGCCCTAGGGCCTGACCTGCTACGCCCATCATTAGGGCCATTAACAAATTAAAGAGGACTGCACCCCACTTGATTCTTTTAAGCACTTTCATAATTATTATGGTTGTTAAATAATAGATTGATTACGTTTTTGAATGATTACTGAAGGCTAGCCTATCCTTTGTAGTCTACCCCGTATTGCGCTTTATACTTTTCCTTAAAAAGTTCCGGGTCAGTGGCTTTTAGATCAGCGGCCTTGCCTTGCTTTTCTATCTCCCTAAAGGACAATTCAGCGTATTTACCGCCGTTACCTTCAGCCTTTTGGTTTAAGTGATCAGCCACAGAGCTAAACCCTTTCCTTTTGTCCAGGATGTTTTTCACAGCATCATAGTTGGTCTTAGCCAATTCAATGTATTCCGGCATTTCTTCAGCGGTAAGTTTCTTACTCCCACTTGGCCCGGCTGCATTGACCAGGGCTTCAGCTTTTTCATTGATGGCCGATAGCTTCACCGTTTTAAGCTTTTCTTGAAGCTGGGTGGCTAAGTCTGTTTTAGCCTGAAGGTCGGCTGATAAGCTTACTTTGTCGGCTTCCAAGGTGTTTACTTTAGCTACAAGGTCAGTCACAGCGTTGGCAATGTCTTCCTCACTGGCACCGCTTGCCAATGTCACGTGTTTTTGGCCTTTGAAAGCCAGTGCAATAATTTTCATGTCAGTTTGATTTTTATTGATGGATGGAAATAATTTTTCTAAATCAGGATTATTGTCATCAGAAAGACTTATTACTGTAGGTGATTCACCTTTATAATGTAGTCTAAGGGCCACAGCCTCACTGTCACCCGGTACCGGCTCTATGGAAATTTCCTCTAATAGTGATTTGGTAAGGGTAGGGAGTTTTTGGCCTGGTAGTAAATATTGTGGGTCGTCTGATACTTCTACCATTTCAGCTTTGAGGGAAACAGCATTTAACATACCCTTTTCCCACTTCTTTTCTAGCTTGATGGCAAATTCATCGTCCTGGTCAAACTCCATTTCACCAACCAATTCATTGGCTTCATTAAGGTGAATGTTATGCATCTTACCCACTGGGGTAATGTTTGGGTTATCCCTGTTTGGCCTTTGATGGGCATAGAGTAGTATAGGGTTCTTTTCATACATGCCAAGCTCTATGCCTGAAGCCAAGACACGGAACCCATACCTATTAACCTTATTACTACATATTATAACGGGGTGTAAATTCATAAGCTTTCTGATTGCTTTTTCCCAAAAGTGAAAGCTTTTTATCCATCAATCAAGCACCTATTTTTCTAATTACGAAAGAAGTCGTAACCCTTACATAATTTCATCTACTTAGCAATTTTACACCTTGATAAGGCCGTTAAAACCAATCACTTTTGAGAAAAACAAAAGCAAATGGCCAATCCTATTCCACTTAAAAAGCGCAAAATACTGGCTGAATCATACTTCTTTAATTTCTACAGCCAAAAGGAAATAGCAGATTTACTAGACACTCCCGAAAACACTATTTCCCGCTGGGTGCAAGCCGGTGATTGGAAAAAAATCAGGGATCACAAGACAGTGACCAGGGACAAGCTGGTAAGTAACCTGCTTTCACAAGTCAACCAACTGGAAGAGGCTGCAAGGGAAGAGAACCGCCCGCTTAACAGTAAAGAGACTGACAGCATTTTAAAAATAGCCATGGCAGTGGAAAAGCTGGACAAGAAAATTAACCTTTCACTATACATTCAGGTATTCAAGGAATTCAATGATTTCCTTATCCGTGAAGACTTCGAATTGGCCAAACGCTTCATTCCTTACCAGTCTAATTTCATTCGTAACCACGCAGAATAATGAAGCAAACACACCTTACCACACAGGAAAAGCGAAGCCTTCAGGACTGGCAGGAACACTGCACAAGGGTAATGAACGCTACCCCGGCAATGGCCAATGAATCTGAAGGAGATAAGGACAAGCGAAAGAAACGGGCCATTTCAGATTATGACTATTTCGTCACAGAGTACTTTCCACATTACGCAAAATGCAAGTCAGCTGATTTCCATATCAAGTTTGCCAATAAGGTAAAGAATAGCCCTAATATCAGGGCGCAATACAGGGTATTCAGGGGCGGGGCCAAGTCTGTTCATTCTGACATTATCATTCCCATGTGGCTAAAGATTCAGCCAAAGAAAGGTTACAATACAATGGTGCTGGTAGGGGCCAATAATGATGCAGCAGACAACCTGCTTGGTGACCTTCAGGCAGAATTACAATTCAATCAAAGGTATATAGCAGACTGGGGTGAACAGTACCAAATGGGAACCTGGCAGGAAGGTAACTTTACAACTAAAGACGGTTGCGCTCATTTTGCCCTGGGTATAGGACAAAAACCCCGTGGACTTAGGAAAGGGGCTTTCAGACCTGATTTAATCGTAATTGACGATGTTGACGACGATGAAATGGTACAGAATGAAAGCCGGGTTGACAAGCTGGTTAACTGGATAACCCGCTCATTAGTCCCCACCATGGACAAGGGTCAAGGGCGGGTAATACAAGCAAACAACCTGATACATGAAAAATCAGTAACGGCCAAGCTTGCTGCCAAGTGGCTCGAAGCTGAAGAGAAAATGAAAGTGCTTCAAAAGAAGCTAAACCGAAAACTTACCGGTGCAGCTGCTATTGAATACTTTATCATGGATGTTCCTATCCGGGACAAATACGGCAATCCCAATTGGCCTGAAAAGTATACCCCTGATGACATCTTGCAAATAGAGATAGATAGCGGTTATGCTGCTTTCGAATCTGAATACATGAACAATCCTATCACAGAGGGGAAAATCTTCCTAAAGGAATGGTGGAGATTTGAAAAGCTTCCACCTGTGGGCAATGTTTCAAATTTGATTGCTTACCTCGATGGTGGTTTTAAGAATACCGGAACATCAGATAGTAAGGCTTTAATTCTACAAGGGTTGGTAGGTGGTCAATACCGCAACTATAAAACCTATTGCGGCCCTGCTACAAGAATGGAGATGGTAGAATGGCATTATGACCTTTACCGCTGGCTAGAAGAACGAAACGCCAAAGCCGCTTGGTACATGGAAGAGGTTTTTTTACTTGACCTGCTCTATGAAGATTTCGATTCAGCGGCTAAGGTGAAAGGCTTCCCAATCCCTCTGATAGGAGACACCCGAAAGAAGCCGGATAAAGACCTTAGGATAAAAAGTATGCAAGGCATATTTCAGCGGGGCAATTACATCTTTAATAAAGCTGAACAAACTAACCCGCACATGCGCAACCTTTTGACCCAATTTGAAGCATTTGACCCGCCCAAGAAAACAAAAAAAGACGGCCCAGATGCATGTGAAGGCGGCATTCATCTATTAAACCAAGCTGTTTTTACCTCACAGCCTGCCATTATTGGTAGCCTAAAAGATACCCGTGAACAGCGTGAAGGGTGGAGAATGTAACCTTTTAAACCAATGTTAAACACCAATTAAAAAGCTATGAATTACTACATTTCACCTACTGGAAATGATGCCAATAACGGCACTTCAGAAGCCACCGCCTGGGTTACCCTCGATAGGTTACAAACTTTCCTTTCTGGCAGTCCCGGACTAGAGCCGGGCGATATTGTTTACTTCGAAAGAGGGGGGCGTTGGTTCAACATACTGGAAATACCTACCCAAAACGATGGTATAGAAGGTAATACAGTCAAGTTACAGTCATACGGAACAGGTGAAACCCCTATCATTTCAGGGTTTAAAACTATTACCGGCTGGGTAGATCAGGGGAATAACATTTGGAAACGAACGGATGTTTCATACCCTGATTACATTAGCTTACTGCTTATTGATGGAACCATCAGGCCAAAAAACATAAGCGCACCGCTAAAAACTACAAGCAACGGAACCACCACCACTTTAATTAGTACCAATTTACCTGATTATGATTACAGCGGGGGTGAAGTGGAATTGGTTGTAGAAAAATCAGATTTTATTCATGATAGGGCCTACATTACCGGTAAGTCAGGAAACACCTTGACCTTTGCAGAGGCAAGCAGTTACGCAACACGTGAACAGAAAAATTTCCTTATTCAAAACTGCATTGAAGCATTGACCCAGCAAGGGGACTGGATGTATAGCCCTGGAACAAATACCATTACCATCTATTCTGAAGTAAACCCGAATACGCTTACTATCCAAGTAAGCGTATTAGATTATAACGTTCACGGTGTAGCCAATGCCAGAAATGAAATGATAGGGCTAAGCTTCGAAGGTGCCAACCTGGAAGGCCTTAGAATGGAATCTTCAAACAATAATGTATTTGACAGTCTTATCTTCAGAAACCAAGGAGCTACAGGCTTAGGCCTATGGACTTCCACAGACGTAATTGTAAGGAACTGTACCTTTCAAGACATCTTAGACATTGCCATCAATCAAAAAAACGCCTCCAATTCACTCATAGTAGAAGATTCCCTATTTGAAAATATTGCCCGGTTCTTTGGAGCCTGTGGAAATGGTGACGGCAAAGGTTTTGCGGTTTTTGGATCAAGTCATAATTCTATCTTCAGAAGAAACACCCTTAGAAATGTAGGGTACATACCGCTTAGGTATTATGGAGACAATGCCGAAGTGTACCAAAACATTATCGAAAACTATTGTACCGTCAAACATGATGGAGGGGCTATTTACTGTTATGGTGGTTCTGCTGGCTCTAGTACATTTGTCAATAGAAAGGTACATCATAACATTGTAAGTAATCCGGGAGTCAATAAGCGTTATGCAATCCACGCTTTTTACGTAGATGACAATTCAGAAGACATTGAAACCACCTACAATACTTTTGTAAAAAATGGCCGTTCCGGTTATTTCAATCACAATTCAAGTGGTATTTTATTTAATCATAATATTATCTATTCAGCCATATATGGTTCAGTGTATGGGCATAATTCAGGACAAGAACTCATAAGGAACAATGAAGAGAAATTCAACACCAAAGTACTATTAGGTAAAGGGCAACACCCTTACTTTCTCAATAGTGCTGAAAATGACTTGGCATTGTTTGGAGATATTGACAACAATACTTTTGTACTTTGCGGCAACGGGGCTTTTATAGTCCCTACTGAAGTTTATATTTCGGGTAAAAGGATTTTTCAAAACCTTACCAAGGCGCAATGGCAGGCTTTAGGTTATGATCAAAATTCAAACTTCCTAAGCCTTGAAGTACCAGAATTCACCATAGAAACAGAGGGAGCCAATAAGTTTTCTAATCCTGACTTTGAAGACGATACCACAGGCACCGGTATCTATCACGCAGGCGGTACCGCTGTTATTTCCCATGACAGCACTTCTAAAATTAGCGGTGCAGGATCACTAAAAGCCAGCGTTACAGCTGAAAGCACTACCACTACACGGGTAGAACTTGGTTTTTCCGGTATGGGAGCCATAGACCCCGCTAAGGTTTATATACTTAGATTCAAAGCCCTGGCACCTTCCGGTCATCAATCCTTAAACATTTACCTAAGGGAACAGGCAAGCCCGTACAGCTGGCTTTCCACTGAAATTCATGCCGTGGCCACTGATGAGGTACAGGCCTTTGAATTTTTCTTTTATGACCTTAAGGAGGCCGACACCAGTTCTTTAATGATTGATTTCCAAAGCCATCAAGGGGACTTGTATATAGATGACTTTGAATTTAGGGAGGTAACCGGTCAGCTTACAGACTATGAAGAACATATCAAAGTGTTTTCAAACCCTACCACAGCCCCTGCCAATGTCGCTTTAGATGGTACTTGGAAAACCTTAAACGATACCTACCCAGGTGCAAGCATTCCTTTACAGCCTTTTGAAAGTGCTGTACTCATCAAAGAAGGTGACGGGCCTAACCCTAATACCTTTAATACCACCTTAACGGTACAAGGGCAAGGTACAGCCATCAACTTAACAGGCCCCGGCCCATTCAGTGCGGGTAAAGTCGTTAACTTATTGGCCACGCCTAATACTGATTATACTTTTGTCGAATGGAGAAAGGAAGGGCAATTATACAGTAAGAGCGCTAACCTCAATGTCACTATGACTGAAGACATTGAACTTACAGCGGTATTTGCCCAGCCAATAGAAGTAAATGTTACCGTTCGTTTCCTTATCCCTTCAGATTACACCCCTTATATCCGTAAGGAAATCAAAGAAGATATATTTCTTAAACAAACTGATGTTATCCAAAAAGTGGAAATGGCCGCACAAGAAGAAATTACTTCTTACCTATCCGGTAGGTTTGACACTTCAGCCATTTTTATGACCATCAGCGATTATGAAAGCACCCGACCTGTAAAGGCTGGGGACTTTATTCATGAAGACGGTAAGATTTGGCGGTCTTTAGAAGATCAAACAGGAGTAAGCCCTTCAGAAAGTGCAGCCAGCGAAAACCCCACATTCGTACTGGATGACCCAAGGAATCCAATCATAGTTTTACGCATGGTATACATTACGCTATACCATGCGCATAAAGCCTTACCAGGTTCGCAGATTCCAAAGCTTAGGATAGATGATTATGACATTTCCATTAGATGGCTTGAAAAGGTGGCCAGTGGATTACTTAACCCCCTGCTTCCTGTCAAGGAAGAGGAGGGCAACTACTTGGTAGCTTACGGATCAGAGACAAGACGAAAGGTTAGGTACTAGAATCAATATCATTTAACACCTATTTAACACCCCTCACGGGCTTTAGATAGTTTCAAACATACAAATACACCAATTAAAGTAATTATGGACAAGGTAGGCTTTAAAAACGTTCGGTTGAAAGACCCTTCATTGCACGAAATAAAAATAGTAGATCAGAAGATTACTATTGCCCAAATCAATAGAGGCCCCGCAGACATTAGCAATTACAGGCGTTCGCTAAATAGTGCCGAATCATTGCGCAACCCAAATAGAAAGCTTTACTATGAGCTTATCGAAAACATTAAAACCGACGGCATCCTAGATGCTGTTATCAATAAACGCATCAGAGCGGTTACCACCAACCCTATAAGCCTGGAGGGTACAGACGATGAAAAGACAATTAGCCTATTTCAAGCCCCTTGGATGTCCGAACTTTTAGCCTTAATGATGCAGCGGCTTTTTTGGGGTCATAGCTTGGTGGAACCTGAATTCAATGAACAGGCATTCAAAGACCCTGAATTGGAGCAGCTTTTTAAGATCAAGCTAATACCCCGAAAGAATGTAAGCCCCGAATTTGGGGTAATCACAGCCAATGCCAATACTTTTTCTAACCAGGGCTTACCCTTCAGGGAGGAACCATTTGTAGACTACCTTTTTGAATTTGGAGGGGAAAGGGATTTAGGCCTATTCATGAACCTTATCCCATATGTGCTTTACAAGCGTAACAATTGGGCTGACTTTGCCCAATACAATGAACTTTTTGGAATGCCTCTTAGAACTTATGAATACGACCCACACCAACCCGACACCCGTAAGCAGGTAGAAGACCAGGCAAAGGCAGCGGGGGCGGCTCCTTATGTGATTGTGCCAAAGGGTACAGAGGTTACCTATCACAATGCAGGCACTTCAGCGGGCAATGGAGGCTATAAGGAATTCAACGACATCATGAACAATGAAATGATTATTACCGTATTAGGCCAAACACTGACCACTGGTAATGATGGCAAAGGAAGCTATGCCCTTGGTGAAGTGCATCAGGATGTTGAGAAATCCATCAACCTTGAAGACAAGCTTTGGTGTGAATTTCAATTGAACTGGAACATCAAGCCTAAGCTTATCAAAACATTTGGGCTAAATCAGCTTAGGGGCTGTAAGTTCAAGTTTGATGATACCATCAAATTAACACCACAACAAAAAGTGGAAGTATTTGAAAAGCTGCATAACATGACCCCTATACAGCAGCAATACTTGCGGGATGAATTTAACCTGCCTGATCCAGATAAAGAATCTATTGAAATGTGGATGGGCGGTAAATCGATTGTTCCTGAAGTGCCGGGAAAGACATTGCCCTAATGATGTCTGAATACTGGGGAGAATTGCCAGCACCAAAGCAGGCGGTTACCCTTAGCTATGAAGATGACATTAGGGCCGAAGTAGAAAGAATAATAGTGGCCATACATGCAGGCAGGATGTCAAAGAACCAAGTCCCTGAAAAGCTGGTAGACCTTGTGTATAGTGAATTGGATAAGGCGGTACTTTCTGGCTATGGTAGCCTGAAGAGAAGTTCAGACAAACAAATGATCACAGCACTAAAGGACAATGTGTTTTCATTCAGTACGGCCAAAGAATTTCAATTCATACAGGAAGCCTTTGCAAACCTTACTTTGCCGGATGGTACGGTTAAGCCCTTTGCCCAATTCCGTGAAGATGTACTAAAAGTACATACTAACTATAATGTCAACTGGCTACAATCAGAGCATCAAGCCGCTACTTCAAACGCCCAAATTGCCAGCCGTTGGCAGGATATACAGGCCAATAAGTCTGCAAGTCCATTGCTAAAGTTTCGGGCTGTGATGGATGCCAGGTCAAGGCACAAGAAGTATAACGGTATTGTCAGGCCTGTAGATGATCCAATTTGGAATTGGTTGATACCTATTCTTGATTGGGGTTGCAGGTGTACGGTAAATAGTACTTCAGTGGGTGAACTTACACCTGTGGATAAGCTACCAAACGATAAGGACATACGCCCCGCCTTTAGGTTTAATCCTGGCAAAGAAAAAATGGTGTTTAGTGAAAGCCACCCATATTTCAGGGTAGAAGGAAACGCCGTACAGGACATGCGTAAAAATTGGGGACTAAAACGGCCTGAATAATGGCAGACCTTAATACAGAAATCAAAGCCTATAGGCGGTTCCTTGATGACTTGCCGTCCATAGTGGCAGACACCATTATAGATTGGGTATTGGATAACTTTGAAAGCCAATCTTATGAAGGGGTACCGTGGCCAGACCGTAAGGAGCCGGATAGTTCCAGAGCTTTACTGATAGGTGAAAGGGGCGGTACCGGTAGGCGGTCAATAAGGGTTACTTCCAGAAGTAAGAAGCAAGTAACCATAGGTACTGATCTTGATTACATGATAGCCCACAATGAGGGCGCAAGAATCAGCATGGACATTACCCCAAAAATGAGGCGTTTTTTTTGGGCCATGCACTTCCAATATGAAGTCAATCAGGATGGCACCTTGAAAGTGCCTGAAGACAAAGTAAAATGGAAGTGGATGGCACTGAAGAAAGGAAGGATAACCTTCAACATGCCACAACGGCAATTCCTTGGCCCTTCCAAAGAACTTGATATGAAAATAAGTGAAGCAATTGAACAACGATTAAAACCCATATTCACATGAGTTATACAAGCATTTTACAGCAGTTACAGGGGCGTTTAATAGATGATAGTACCACATTTTACACCCAAAGAAACATTGAAATCCCTAATGATGTGATTCCATGGGAAACCGTCAATTTCGATGAAGACAACGACACCCAGCCCCCACGGCCATACATAGGGGTAGACTTTTCAGACATGCCCCTTGATTACTTCGAGGGCAAAAAGACAGGATTCACAGAGTTTAAAATAATGGTGGTGGTGGACAATTTCCACCGTGGCAGGATAGAAAGCGAAGACAAGGTGGACTACCTTGAAAAGTTAGCCTATGCAGACCATGTAGATGAATTGCTAGACATGTACGGGGGTTATCGTATTACAGGTTTTGACAAGCCTATCTTTTCCGGTAACCTGATCATAAGGGGGCTAAGAGTAAGAAAAGAAATCAAGTTCCAAAGGAATAGAACCGCATGGATGCCCGGATAAAACAAAAGCCCCTCTGACAGTCAGAGGGGCTTACATCGCTTCTATGGTGGAATATGGCTTTACCGCCTTTGGCCCACCTCCCGTTTATACATTTTGTTCCAAGGCTCTTTTATTTTTAGGTGTGGTGTTCTATCAATTAGCCAAAGAAATCCTATTGCCTTCATTGCTTCAAACTTAAACCTACGGCATACAGCTTGCAATCTTCTATGTTGGTTTACCATAATTAACAATTGACAATTAACCATTATCCAATTATTCCAAAATCTCCTTTTTCATCTGATCATATTCAGCCTGTGTAATGGCTTCCATGTCTAGCAGGTCTTTCAGCTTCTTTAGCTTGTCTAACTTGCTTTCACCTGTGGCAGCTGCTTCAGGCTCCTTGCAGGGCTTCACCTCGCATGATTCAATGGCCTGTTCTATATACAAATGATAATTAGTGATATTACCGCCCCCTACTGTAAAGAGGATCTTTTCAGCACCTTTGAATTTTACTGTACGTATTTTCTTCAGGTCTACAGCCAGCCCGGCAAAGTTGGCCCCTAGCATTTGGTTTGAGCTACCGGCGGCCCAACCGCCTATGGTAAGATATACAAAGTCACCATTGGCCCCGCTCCCCTGGTTTAGTTCTATGGTATCACCTGGTTTGTAGGTGATGCCATTTGATGCCGTGTATTCATTCATCCTTTGGCCCATGACCTGGAAGGATGCCAGCATTAAAAGTACTACGATTAAGTTTTTCATGGTTTTTTTTGATTTATGGTTTGATCAAATATACTTATTTTTTTCGTTTGATATTCTGCCACTGGTCGAAATCAGCCATCGTGGCTTCTACTCCTTTTTGCTTTAGACATTCCTTTAGGTCATCAAGCAGATTCATAAGGGAGTGACCAAGATCATTTACATTGCACTTTTCATCAGACTTAATGCTGATACCTATTTTACCTTTACCAAGGTCAAGAACGTTTATTTCAGCCAGCTTGGTAATATTATTCATGGCCTTTTTTTGGCTTTTTGTTTGCGCTTTGTTGCTCATTTTATAATTGTTAATTGTGAATGATTAATTAATTAAGTAAATAATACCTCCTATTAATATTATTGTTACCATTACAGCTGTGGAACAACCTGAACCGGTATCTATTCCCCTTATCATAGGGTCATTTTCTACGCTGTCCCAGGCTATATAATCAACCTCTTTCAGTCGCTTTAAATATTCTTTGTCATCCATACCCCCTAAAATCTAAAGCCTGTCCAGTGATACATTACAAAATTATTTTTAACGATAGATCGATAACCGTATTTATTATAAAAAATCCCTTCTAACCAGAAATCAGAAAATTCTTCAATATTTTCAAACCCATCAGATTGGATAAACATTTTCAGCTGTGTTTCTGTAAGGCAAGAATCATCTACGTAAATAACGACTTTTAACCGATTTATCGACTTGCTTACAAGCATGTTTACAGTCTGAATACCCGTAAGCGTATGTTCTTTACTAATTAGTTCCGTGTGCTTTGTCCTAAGCCCCGAATACATGTGAAGCTTTTCGCCTATTTTAGGTTCTATTTTTCGCTTTTCTCTGATGGTAAATATTTTGGTGCCATCCAGTATAGGCCCCGTAAATTGTTTTTTGAATCCTAGTAGCATATTATTAGTTGTTAACTATTTGTAAGAATTTAGTGGAGAAACAACCACTAAAATCATTAAGAAAAACCACGTCTGAACCACCTCTATCTTTATAGCTGTCAGTCATACATTCCCAAACTTTTCCTCTGTAATGGGAAGCTTCAGCGCAAGTATGCATTACTACCTTGTCACCTTGCTTGAAGGTTCCAGTCCTATTATTGTTGATATATTCCTGTGTTGTCATACCTCTTAAAATTTACCTGCCAAATTAAAATACATCCAAGCTGAAGCCATAAATACACCCGCCACAAAGGCAAGCCCCGTGACTACTACCAATATTACGTACACATACGCCGCCCCTTTTTCGTCCTGAAGCTCTTCAGGTGTGAAAGTGTCTTTCCTATTTTTCATATCCATTCACCATTAATCCTTAATATATTGCTCCGATGAATTGTTATTTCGTCTCCAGTGTCTTCATCCTTAATCTTCTCGTTCCAATTAATCCGGCCTACAAGCTTACCATCTAGGTAATTAGGTTTCCTTTGATAAGGTGCTTTAGGGTGTTTTTCAATTTCTTCCGTAAACCACTGTTCTTCATCGCTAAGCAAATAAGACTGCTTTTGAAGGTTATCTATATCATGAATCAATTCGCTAATCTTAGCGTTTTTAGCTTTTATTTCTGCTCTTATTTCTGCTCTAGTCATGACCAATAATTAACAATTAAACAAACAATGACACCGCCGGCCATAGTAGCCAGCAAGTCCCAAACATTTTCCATAGTAATGACCTTATTACGGCCATAATCCCATGCTTCTTTTATAATGCCTACATACGTAGCATTAACCATGATAAACACTAAATCATAGGTATAAATCAACCCTACACACCCAGCTAAAGCCCCGAAAGGTATATGAAGCAGCACCTTTTCTGCATGTGGAAATAGATGTGTTATTTTACTTATCGTTTTTTTCATTTTCATTTTCAATTTTAGTTCCTGCTCTTAAACGCTCCTTCCATTTATCCATAAGATTTAGCACGGTGGCCAAGTCTCTTTGGGTTATATCCCCTCCTAGGTTTTCAGTTACAATGTCATTTAACACCCTTGTAGCAGCCGTTATAGTTCCTAGGGCTTTTGATTTGATATATTCCTGCTCTTTCATAATTAACAATTGATAATTAGTGTTACACCCTAATTATTCCACCGTTCCTGTGAAAGATAGGTTTCAGGGTACAGCTTGGTAATGTTTGGGTTTTGACGTAGATAAGAGTTGTAGCTGTCCAAATAGGCTATGGCCTTTTGTCGCTCTTCTGTATTGAGCAGTCCCCACAGGTGTTCTGCTCTTTTTTTCTTACCTATTTTATTCCCGTACTTTTCCCAAAAGTCAGCAAAGGTGATGTCCACCGGTACATATTTGATTATCACCTTTTTGCCTACTCGCTTTTGAAAGTTCTTGATAAGGTCGCCTTCACTGCTTGGAGCGTTGGACAATACCCATCGCACTTGATGAAGTTCCACGTTACCTGTGATCCTTACCCCTCTTACCATTTTGGTTTTGCCGTCAAAGCTGTAATAGATAGTAGCGGGGTTGTCTCCTATCTTCACCATGTATTCTAAGTTTAAATTCATTGCTCTTGTAAGATTGTTTTTTGATAATAAAAACTAGGATTCTCGATGCATCCGGGTTCATCAGGTTGGGCAAGGATTTGGTAAATGCGGTCTTGTGAAATGTGGTAATTCTTGCTTATTTCCTCCATGCAATAAGAACTTTCACGGCGTTCGATTTTTCGCAAATGCCTAAATACCTGCCTCACCTCTTCATTTCTGCTTTTAATGTTCTTTCTCCCGGCCATGCCATGTTAATTTGATCCCTTTGTTATCTTCCCAACCTGTGAAACAAGGGTTACCAGGTCATCATAACTGTACTTATTCAGCCACTGTGGCTTTTTATGTCCATATTCGTTGATCCAATCGTATATGGTGGACATCACCGGCACATAAGCCCTCTTTACCGGATCAAACCGGCCAAACTTGGAAGGCTTCCAAGCCATAAGCATGGCAATGATTTTTAGCCTCATTGCCTGCTTTGCCTTGCTTTCTTCAGTCTTGTTTAGGTAATTTTTCTTTTGATTCATTATTGACAATTTCTTGTTTGTCCAAGTCCACTATATCACCTATAAGCACACGCCCTGTTAGCCTGGACATGGTCATTATAGTTTTACCAGTTCTGGACTGTACCTTGTAGCCATCCCTCACACGGTCTACAGCCTTTACGCTGAAAGTAACCGCATGCTTGCGGGTGCCACGGGCTTTGATAGTGACCGTTTCGGGTTTCATTCCCTCTAATAGCTTCTTATCTGCTTCAGCATCCAAGTTACTGGTAACCATGATCAGGTTACCGGCCTTTGCTTCGTCAAACATGTCTTCTAATACTTCAATTTTTAGGTTTTCTGATTTCATAACAAGGGGGTTTAGAATCGCTTTGGTTTTACATTTTCAGACTTAAATTTCTGGTTCACCTTAAAGGTGTCAAGAATATACATTTCCTCTTGATATTCCTTGGCTCGCTTGTTTGCTATTGGAATGGTTACTTTGTTGTCTGATACTTCAAGGCTTTTTAATATATCACCTGCCAAATGCTTGCAACCAAAACGCATGTTTCCGCCTGATGCTAAGCGGAGCCGGAAGCCGTTTTCTGAATAAAAGAAATACCACTTAATAGGGTTTTCTTCATCCTGATAAAAGCTTATTAATTGACCGTCACGCAAACCAATTTGCTTTATACTGGCTTGGTTAAAACTTACAAGACCTGTTTTCCTATTGATCGTAACAGAAGCTTCAGAGGCCACAGCCCTTTGCAGGGCTGTAGCTTTGTTATATTCCTTTAGTCTCATAGTGCTGTGAAGTTCAGTTTTAGATTCTCCCATTTGCCCTGCTCGTCAAGACTTTTAAACTCGTAGCCATAACCCCTAAGGTTTACGCTGTAGCTTTCTTTTAAAAGCCTTATTCCTTCTTGCCATCTCTTATCATCCCACATTTGTTCATGTTGTATTAGGATGAAAACCTTAGAATATTCCATGTCTCCATTCTTATTCTTTGCCAAAAATGACATAAGCATTTCAAAGGTCTTTACATCCCGCTTTTTGACGGTGTCATACAAAAAATCTTTGATAAGTTCCACCGCTTTTGCACTTCTTTCATCCCAATATGGGTTTGTGCTTCTAATCCTGGTAATTGCAAGATTACCTTTACTATGCTTAATGGTGAACCCTCCTTTACTGTTAGATCGTAATTCACCATATTCAGCAAGCTTTACAGCCTGTGTGTCCATTCGTTCATGACATTTCTTTTTGAATGCTTCCAAACGCTCTGTTAAATAACTGGCTTCAGACATTAAGTCTTGAATCTCCATGTCCCGCCCTGATTCATAAGCCTTGCGGGCCTTTTCCCGCTCCTTGCGTTGCTTTTCGGTCTTTTCTTTTAGAAGGGCCTGAAGCTCTTCCACGGTCATTTCTGATGCTTCTACTTGTGTCATTTGATTAGTTGTTTTATAGATGTGTAAATACTGTTTAATACTCCTTTTTTGAGCAGATAATTAGCTCCGCCCATATTGGCCACATGGTGAAAATCTTCCCATACAGCCCTAAGTTCAGCTTCATTGGTTAGTGTGGTTTTGTAGCTGTTGCCCGGAATGCTTACCATTACCTTTTTGCGCTCATTGTCAAGTTCTATGCTTTCCAAGAATGCCAGGTCAAGGGCTTCATACTGTGTATTCCACCACTGCCAGAAGTTAGCCGTAAGGGGAATGCTTTCTAATGCTTCATGGTCATTACTAAGCTGTAGTGAAAGCCATTCATAAGCCTGTTCAAATTGCCTGATAGATTGCGTTTCACAGCTTAGGCCTGTGTAGATGGATATTAGTTCTTGCCTGTTCATAATCCCATGGTCATTTGTGGTGATTTCTTTACGCCTTTGTCCCATATTACATAAGGTTCAGTAGGCCCGTACCTGCCTATTGTTTCAGCCGTGAAATTCTCCACGCAAACAATGGCCCCCATCATGTGTTTTATCTGATTTCCGTAATAGTCATCACATACGATTTCACGCCCTTTTTTTCCTCCCCAGCAGATAATTATAAATGATTTGGAAGGGAAGGTTTCAGTAAGCCTGATGTATTGGGCTTTGGTCAGTTTCATATAATCAAGGCTATCAATCACTATGATTTTCTTCCTTTTACCCGCCCCTTTCAGGTAGGTAACCAGGTCATTGAAATAAAACCCATCTCCAAGCATTACTTTACCTGTTACTTCCTCCATATTTACCCGCCTAAAAGCATCCTGTATGGTTTTACTGTCTCCTTCTTCCATGCTGCTATAAAAGCAAGAATGTACCGTGGCCAAGTCTTTCACAAGCTTCATTGTTAAGCTTGTTTTCCCATTTTTTGGCCTGCCTATGATCTGAATGTGAAAGGGGTCTGGAAGGCAGCCAAATGAATTGGTTATCCAATCCGGGATGCCTTCCATTACCTTGTAATTCTTGCTTAAAATCTGTGTTACTCCAAGTACCTTTGCCATGATCAAGAAAGTTTTTGGTGCAAGTCCATCATAACCCTAGATAATGCAGGATCATTGAAATAACTATAGTATTGATGGCTCAAAACAAGGGCTTCAATTCTTGTGAATTTCAATGTTTGCCCTTCGTACCTAATAGGATTCATAAAGCGTATTCTTAGCTTTTCAGTAGATATATTGTATATCTCAATGAATGGTTTTAAACCTGTGTACACTGGGTTTTCTTGAACCAATTTGAAACTATCTATCATTACCGCTAATTCTTCAAGTTCCTGCTTTGAAACAGTCACCTTAAAATCACCTGATTTGGTCACCTTTACATATGTTTTTTTTATTAGTTTGTTCATGGATTTTTGTTGTTCTTCAAGGTTGTTTAACTCTATATTTAATTCGCCAATTTCTATAGGAAAGAAACTGTACCCACGCTGATAAATAGCCTGTATTTCGGCTTTGATTTCAGTTATTCTATTGGCTATATCCATGACCTTTAACCTAAAGCAGTTTTCATTTTCATTACCTGACTTTGCACCAATAATAAATCCTGATGAACAGCCACTATATCCAAGCCTATCCAAGGGCCATTCATTACCTTTTCCAAGTAGTCCAGAGCCGATACATTGCCCATATAAATATTAAGCAGCGTTTCAGTTGCTTTTTCAAAATGAGCTTGGTCTTCCAGTGTCCTGTTTTTGATGGATTTTAGCCTCAAATAGTCATAGACAAAAGGACCTGTGGATAGGAATATGAATTCCCTGAATAGTGCTTCCTGCTGGTACCTTTTTAGCTGCAAAAGGTCTGTGGGGCTACTCCTAGACCAGGGGAGATTTACCCCCGGTATAGGTTTAGGAATTGGGCTTTGTGCAAGCTTGGCATACTGGCCGTTAACCTTCCTTAGTTTCCTTGACAGTTTGTCCAAATATTTGATCCGCCTCATTGGTTATTTTATTAAATAATCTAGCTGTAATTACCTCACTTTCTCCAAGCCTGTACACGCCTTTAGCTTCTGCCAAAGCGGTATAAAGGGCTTTCTTGTAAATGGTTATAAACTCCATTACCTGGGTGCTGTTATACACCCCACTATTTGCCATGCATCCTGCCACAGCATCATTTAGGGCAGATTGATAACCGTTTTCAAAGGCTTGATTTTCCATCATTTCAGCCTGTTCAGGCGTTTTTAGATAGCCTGCTCTATTACTCCAAGTTATTTCCTTACCCATGGCTAGCACTGCTTATAATGATCATTGTGACAAGTGTCAGCCATACAAGGGCTGTAACTATTAAGAAGAATTTGAATCTTATATTTTTCATGATTGTATTGGTTATATGGTTAGAAATTACTGTATTCGTCAAGCTCAAAAAGCTGTTTTACCGTGTCTTCAGTTACTTCCAAGGCACGGCTAATGAGCATGTCATGAATATCTTTGATGTATTCATTTAACTGGCTCCAATCTTCCACATGCTTGGATAGTAACCGCTGTACCGGTTTATCCGTAATGCCATGTTCTTCACAGGCAGCAATCACATTGTTACGGCTTAAGGCTTTCAGCTTTATCTTGTTATTCTTGAACCTTCGCCACACTTGGGGCATAAGCTTCTTATTTCTGACAGCGGCGGTGTGTAATTCAGTTATCAGGCCTTTTCCTGCCAGGATTAGCCCTATTTTATTGTAAGTGGCATCCTCTATATCCTTGATGACCCGCCACATGTCAGGGCTTGAATGTTCCAATTCATCTATGATGATTACATTGCCCGGCTGAATGAATCTTTCGGTGATTTGGTCAAGATGGGTGACGGCCCTTCTACCTCTTGGGGTGATCTTCAGCACCTCCATAATTTTGGTGATCAAGTCACGCCCTTTCATCATAGATGTAGCCTTGATGTAGATGGCATTTCTATTGGTTTTGGCATATGCTTCAAGGGCGTAGGTCTTACCTGCTCCACTGTCCACGCTGTCTATAATGCCCCGGCGGTGTTTACCTTGTGCATACCGGCATAAGTTGTGTACCTGTGTGAAGTTTTGGTTATTGAAATGGATTTCCTTTTCAAACTTCAGCCCTACAGCTTCAGCTAACTTATAAAAGTGACTGTCTACAATCTGTATAGACTTTTCAGAAGACTTGGAAGCCTTATAGGTGCTTTCACCTGCTCTGATGGCCTGCACGATTGCAGGGCTAACCTTGCTGATTTTACACAGCTGGTTTTGGCTCCTTTCGTTGTTCCCCTCTTCGATCCAAGCGTTAATGGCTTGTGATACTTGCTTTTTGTGTTCGTTGTTCATAGTTTTATGGTTCAATTGTTTAATGATTTGGTCGGTACTGTCGGGTTCCGGCCATTTTTTTTATTTATCTAAAACAAGGCTGGTGACCTATGTGAGTAGCAGTTACGTGTTATGCCCCGTCTGACCAATAGGGCAGGTATCCCAGCCTTGATTTTATTCAAATCGGTTAATGATTGCTTTTTTCTTTTTCGGTTCTGGCTCCACTTCCAATTCTTCAATTGAAAATCTATCCTTATTCACAAGCCTTTCAGAGGCGGCTATTTTCATAGGGTCGGTGGCTTCTTTTTGACCAAATAAGCGTGGGTTAATCATGTCTGCATCGGTCACCCCTGCTTTGTTGGCTAATAGGTCGTATTCTGCAAACCTTCCTGCACTTATTTGAACCTGTTCTTTCTTGATGGCTTCATGATTGTTCAGCTTTTCGGCTTCGCCTTCCTGATGGTCTGCCAAGGCAGAATGGAACATTTCTTTATTTACTGCTTTGATCCGGTTGCCTTCCTGATCCATGACCGGTTTGCCATTACTGTATATATAGGCATGATCATAGTTTAGTGGCTCTATCCTTAGGCTGAACTTTTGCCCTATATGCCTTTCATTGAAGTAGGCATTAGGAACGTCAAATTCCATATTGATTTTTTTGCCATCCAGTGGGCTTTTCCGCTCCACTTTGAAGCCTTTATTAGTGAAAGTGTATTCCTGTGGTATATGGATAGTCTGGCTTTTACGGCTCTTTTTGGATTCATCCTTGATTTGCTTCGCCTTAGTAGGCATCCAGTAAAAGGCCTCTATACTTTGCCCTTCAGTAATAGTTTTTTGTTTGTCCTGGGTAGCCAGCAAGCTTTCACGGTACTTTTCAAGAGGGCTTTTCCTGTCTGCTTCAGCTACGCCTTTATTGTTCCAAGATTTGTCATTATTCCAATTGTTAACATCTTCTTGAAGCTGTTCAAGGGTGTTTTTAAGGTCAGGTAGTTGTTTTTTTCTTACTATTTCGGTTAGTCTATCCTGATTAACCTTGTTATTGATGTCTGTAGACATGCCCATAGAACCTGTGAATCCTTCCCTAAACTTCATCCACCTTGCAAAGAAGTGTTTATTAAGGGGTTCAGCTGTTTTAGCTTTAGAGTTCCCTACCCTTGAAGGCCTATGTACCGTACCTATTACTTCATAAGCGTTTTTGATGGCATCATAATGGTTTGCGCTGCTATTATCGCTTTGCACTTCATAAGGGATGTATAATTTTTCATCACCTGCCATGATACCGGCGTTATGGCTTGCAGCCCTAAGGGCTTGTAGTATTTGCCCTGAAGATTCGCCAATTAGAGAAATACCTACACCTAAAATGCACCAAGTGCTTTCATCCAGGACAAAGAACACATGAACCCTATTAAAAGCTGAATCACCATCTTGAAAGTACCTGTGTAGGGGGGTGCCATCTATTACCCATTTGGCATTACTATAGGTTGCTGCAATTCTTTTAGTTACCCTTTCAAATTTGTTCTTATATTCGCCGTTTCCGTGTCTTTTCGGGTACCATACTTGCTGAATGGCTGGGTCATAGAGGAAATTGGCTATTGTTTGAGCGGTAATAAAACATTTGTCATTCCACCCTTTACGGCCATTTGTAGCGGTATATTCTTCAAATTTCCGCTTAGCAATGTGCATATAGGTCAAATGGGCATCTTCTATGCTGTACTTTTGAGGATCAGCATAAATTTTGATCAATACCCCTTTTATTTCTTCAGACTGGCTGTCTTTAGCCACTACCTTAGCAGCGTTTTTAAGTCCGTACTTTTTACTTATCAGGGTGCTAAGGGCTTTTTTATAATCAGCCTCTAAATTGCTTTTACACGCCTTTTTAAAGGGGCTTAATTTTCTCTTAAACCGGTCAAGGTTTGAGATATTCCAGGCTTCGAACTTTTCAGCCTGCATTAAGTCTATAATTGTTTGATAGAAGCCATTAACACCACTAAAGCCCAATTCCCTTGCAAAACTTACCGTGGCCGGTGCAGCATACATTAAGTAGGCTGTTATCATTTGATAATCCTTGGCCCATTGGTTGGTGTGGGGGTTGTCCAGAAAGAAAGCCAGGGCCTTGGTATCTGGTTGTAATTGCCCCTTGATTAATCCTTGCTTTACCAGTTCCGTTTTTTCAGGAACTCCCTTTTCTAAGCGGGTTTTTTCTGGAATACCATCGTAAGAAACCAGACAAAAGCGGTTATCCTGTGGGTCTGGGATATTGTGATAGGATGGCTTATTGCCTTTCCTATATTCCTTTGTGGCAGTTTTAAGGAAATCAGGGCTAAAACCATAGGTTTTAAGTTCGTCCCAGGTAAAGAATATTTTAGAATCTATGATTCTCATACCTTACCCTTTTAGCACCTTATTTATTCTTGCTTCTTGGTTAGCAATAGCAACCCTTTTTAGTTCTATCTTCTGAATAGCCAGGTCTATTACTTGATCATTCTCCCATTTTCCTTTAAATACATCCGTTACATTATTACGGTGAATACCTAACTCGTTGGCTATCTCGTTAATAGCTCCATGGGGAAGGTTCCGCTTTAGCTCCATTAACTTTTCGGTACTGATCCTAAGGTTATTCATATTTTTATGTACTTTTGATTTTATAATTGCTGTCTACATTGCAATTATTGTTATTATTTCTAACATTTGCAAGCGTTTCTAACAAAAAAGAAGAAATAATTGTCAGGTAATCTAACAATAGGTAAGAGAATAGCTCTTCTTAGGAAGGCTAGGAGTTTAACTCAACAGCGTTTATCGGAGCTTACTGGTAAATCAAGGGGGGTTATTGCCCAAATTGAAAAGGATATGGTGAAGCCAGATTATGAATTCATTGGTCTTTTTGTTAGAAACCTTAACATTCCTTACGAATGGATTTTTGAACCCACTGAAACTGTTGAAGATTGGCTGCTAAGAGGGGTAAAGTTGCCTGATGAAATAGGGGGTCACCTAAATAGCAATAAAGGGGGTCACCTAAGGGATCACCTAATGCCTGAAAATGCAAATGAAAAGCACATAAAACCGAAAAATGAGCCATACAGTCAGGTAGACACAGGTGAAGTGATCCATGAAGAGGAAAATACCTATAAAAAGGCTAGCTCTGAAGAGTTAAGGAAGTTTACACTGATTCACTACCGTGTAATGGATCAGCTTTTATACCGCATAGATGAACTTGAAGAAAAGGTAAGGACACTTACACCTGAATCAAAAAAATAA